CGAAAATTCGATGAGTGCTGTACAAGTCACACCGGTAGTAACCGAAGTAAATTCAACTGACTCCTTATTATGATCAAAAATGCGTGTAGCGGCGATACGATCGGTCGATACATTTTCACCTTTGGTATAAGCACTTGTAATAGTTTTTTCCGAGAGTTCTTTACCGAACCACGTTTTACTATTTTCCAAAGCCGATTGGATATTTGTGGCGTGAACATTTTCGATTTTCGCCTGGTTAACCTCACCTGTAACATCAAATGATACTTCACCTGTTTCCTGATCAATGTCGGATACGGTCACTCCATTCAACTGAATGAAGCATCTTTTTTTATCGTCGTTCGAAGCTTTCGTATGATACAAACCATCTTCACCTTTAGAGAGAGTATCGTAAATCATTTTGTATATTAGTTTGGTCTCATTTCTTTAACCCAATAAAAGGTATCATAGCGGACTTTTCGAGTATGGGTTTGGGTACCCATTGGTCTCGTACTGGTTTGAATCCGTATAACGTTTCTTCCATTTTTATATTTTTTGGTAATTCTAATGGTTTGGTTGGCCTGAAATTATATTCATTTTTGATATACGAATGAGACGTATTGGGTTTCCATAAGAGTGAATTTGTATTGAAACGACTGGTACCATGTGTTCGCGTAAACCCCTCTATATTTATGTTATTTACCGACGAATTCAAACCATAAACAAGTTGTTTTGACAGTTTTTCTTTCGATGGTTTTGTGGTATAATTTATATATTTCGATGGGTTTATACGTTTTGCTCGTTGTATATTTACATTTTTTGTATATACAATTTTCTTAGCTGGTGTTCTGGGTGTTTTGTGTACGAGTTTTAATATTTTATCCATTGACTCGGATGAATCAATATTCTTTTTAGTTATAATACGTGCAAGTTTTAACATACGTTGTCTATCCTTTTCTCGTTTTTCTGGTCGAAGACCAAGTTTATGCATGAGATATATATCGTCTACTAAAAATGTTTTTCCAGCGACATATATTCTTTTATTGATAACTGTCTTGTTTGTAGCTACATTACGATACGTAACACCCTTTTTACGCGTTTCTATAACTTCATACCCAAATTCATTTGGGCGCATATATGCGATATCCAAAATACCCCCTAAATTAAATGGTTCTATACGTTTTTTAGACGGGGAATACCAGCGTGTTTTCAGATCTAGCGCGAATAGTTCGACGTCTATAAACACGTTTCTTTTTACAGGCCTGTTATTGGTACCACCTTTAGTTTTTTTGATTAAAGTGTATCTTCTCGTGACATATGGCCCTGATTTGGAAAATTTTAATCCTATAAATTTTCCGATTTTACCTTTATTCGATTCTACACGTTTATGTATTCGTGTATTGAAACGTTTCGATATTTCACCAAGTCTATTCCATAACAAAAGCTTAATAGCTTGGAGTTTACCAAAATATTTATCGTCTGGTTTCATACGTGGTGCAAATTTTGTGTCTATATCACTCGTAATAATCTTATCTTCTTGGTTTACGTATATATTAAACGCTTCTCCACCACTTATTATAAGATCCCCCATTGGTTTCAAAAATATGGTAACTTCACTAATTATTTCGTATATGATGTCACGTATTGTATCAGTGACGATAACATACGCCATTTTTTCAAAAGATTTGTCGGAATGAAGACGATTTACTCTATTTCTAAATTTTTGTAAGTCGTCCTGTTCATAATACTTTTTTAAAACTGGATCGTTAAAGAATAAATTTTTATTCAAAAACCTATTAATAACTGGTTTCGAATAAATGTTTTCGTCCATTATTATATTACCTATATAATAAATATGGTATGCGATAATTGTAGATGCTATGCTGATTACGATACACCTTACCCACACAGGGAACAAACGTGTGGTATTCGAAAAAGAGGTTATATAATTCCGTGTACACCAGAGTGTTGCGCTGGTGGATGCCCGAATCGAGATAATGATATACCTCCCAGACAACCATATGCTTTTGGATACATGTATCCAATACGCATCGACAATATTTTTAAATTCATGAGTATCGTAGTTGTATTCCTACTTATTTTGAGTACATATATATCGTTCCAAAAATAGACTTAAAGATACACTACCTAAGTAATATATAAAATGTCTCTTGAAACCGTACTCGAAGAAATCTCTGCTCTCAGAAACGATATCAAAACACTCTCTAAAATCGTCAGAAAGGTTAAGGCGAAACAAGACGACCCAAACGGTGAAAAGGCAGCGAAGCGTGCCGAAAACAACGGGTTTAACCGCAAGCAAGCCATTTCCGAAAAACTTCGCGCGTTTTTGGAACTCCCAGAAGGTGAATTGGTCTCTAGAAGTACCGTCACTCGCGCCATTAACAAGTACGTCAACGACAAGGGTTTGAAGCACCCAGATAACGGTCGTGTTTTGGTACTCGACGATAAGTTGCGTGATTTGCTTGCGCCACCAGCTGATACACAAGTTACGTTCTTGAACCTTCAAAAATTTTTGAGTCCACACTACAGTAAACCAGAAGAAAAGGCTTAAAAAAATATATACATATTATAACTAAAACATGTTAATCGAGAAGCAATCCGTAGAATTACTTGTTGGTACAAAGATAACTAATTTAGATTTGTACCAAAAAGCTTTTAGACATAAATCAGTTCTCAAAGAAGATGAATCTTTAGACGGATCATTCGAAACACTCGAATTTATAGGTGATTCTGTACTAGGTTTCGTTATTACAAAATTTTTATTTGACCGTTACGAAAATAGACAGGAAGGGTTCCTTACCAAAGCCCGTACGAAACTCGTGCGTGGTGAAACGCTGGCGGGTATTGCAACTAAACTTGGTTTATATAATTGGGTTCAAATGGATGAAAAGGGTATGCGTAACGAATGGTTCAAGAACCCTAAAATTCTCGAAGACGTTTTCGAATCACTTGTAGGTGCAATATACATGGATCTTGGTTTATTACACGCCAAACAGTTTATATTGAACATATACACAAACCCCGAATACGTTAATTTAAATTCAATTATGATCGATGATAATTTCAAAGATCATCTCATGCGTCATTGTCAAACCAATAACCTATCTTTACCCGAGTACCGCGTCGTAAACCACGAAAATGGTATTTTTTACATCGACGTATATGTCGAAAATGTATTTTTGGGGCGTGGACACGCCAAAAATAAAAAACAAGCTGAACAACAAGCCGCAAAACGGTTCTTTTATCCACCTCCTCCACCACCGGGACCACCTCCAAGTGTACCATACTTAAACAATAGACCCTTCTAATATTTACAATAATGAGAAAATATTTATATTTTGCAAGTGGTTTTGTAAGTACAATTTTGGTTTTAAAATTGTTATTTTGGAAAAGACCACCACCAGATGATTTTTCTGATTTACCATCACTCGAGGATCCGGATGAATACATAACCGTTAAGCGAACTGCAACATCCCGAAGTGGTCATACGGTAGAAACAGAAGAAATCGTAAAAGTTCCGAATTTGTCACATATGAAAAAGGATGAACTCATAGACGAGTGTGTGCGTCGTAACATTGCGTGTATAGGAACTGTCCGCGTCTTACGCGAACGGTTACGTAAAGCGCGCGAAGAGAAAAAATAAAAAGCTTAAAAGTAATATACCTTGTTTATCTAATATGCACCCAAATGTACAAAAATGGTTAGACTTCGAGTACGCTCCCCAAAAATCACAAGAATGGTTGGATCTTCGAATGGGTATGCTTACAGCCTCCGATGCGGCGTCGGCGATTGGTGTAAACAAATACGAAACACCACACCAACTTTTATTGAGAAAGTGTGGGAAAGGTCCTAAATTTGAAGGTAATGAAGCAACTCGACACGGTGAAAAGTACGAAGATGAGGCTCGCATTTTATATGAACAAAGACATGGGGAAGTCGTACACGAACTTGGTTTGTGTCCACACCCAAAATACTCGTTTCTCGGTGGAAGTCCCGATGGTGTTTCCGAATAAGGTAAGTTAGTGGAAATTAAGTGTCCCATGATGCGCGAAATCAAACCCGAGGTACCCGAACACTATATGCCTCAACTCCAGTTATGTATGGAAATTCTTGATCTTGAGGAGGCTGATTTCATACAGTATAAACCTGCCGAGTTTAATTGGCCTAAACCAGAAGAGTTTGTTGTCGTCAACGTAAAACGTGATCGTGAATGGTTTGCAAAATATTTACCCGTCATGGAAGATTTTTGGCAGAAGGTACTGTATCATAGAGAGTATGGTATAGAGGAACCACTAAAGAAAACACGTAAGAAAAAGGAACTTGTTCGACCAGAGTGTCCCATATCAACAGATTCAGATGACGATTACGTCGAAGAGGGATAAAGATTTTTTGTGTATATTATATAAGTTGAATGAAATTGAGTCGTATTACACGTGTATCATATATAGTAAGCAAACGAACCATGAAACTAAGAACGAATAAATTTCGAACGGCATCAACGAGGTTTATACCATATTGTGTTGATCTTGTAAACTCCCATGATTTTAGTCTACAACATATTGAATATTATTTAGACACTATAGCAAAAGCTGAAGCTATAACACTTGCAGTTCAAATTGCCACTATTGTATATAACACTAAAGGTAAAAAAATCTAATTTTAATTTTATATACAAAACATATAGAGTTTTTTTAATAAAATGTCTGTCAATAAAAGTCCCAACTACTCTTAAAATTTATTTTTGAAAAAAAACTATCTCCTTGAGGAAGATGATCCATAAAAATAAAAAATTTTTTTAGTGGTCGAGACTTTTTTTGACAGACATTTTATCAGTGTATAATATGGATACAATATTTATTTTAGAAAATGATACTATTGGTTCGTGGTACGTGGGTAAGATTAAAATGAAAATGAAAAAGGGGGTAGACACTTGGCCGGTATACAGAAGTTTGACGGAAGAACAACTGAATGATAAATTATATAGAAAATATACTGAATACGATACTCCGTATATACATTTAGTGTTTTTAAATGAAAAATGGCGTGCATGTCATGGTATAGAACGATGGTTATCATATTTAGAAAAAAAAATTAAACGTGACCCAGAAAAATATAAATATATCGAGGAACTTTTAACTGCTGGGTGGTACGAAACCGAATCTATATCATATTCGACAATATACGTCATAAATGTACCCGAAAACATGACACATAATGTATACGATGATCTAAAAAATAATTGGGGTAACCCGAATGAAAACTCATCTAAACTGCGGAGTCCGTACACACTCAAAACGTGTTTAAATAATATGTGTTTGACACGTAAAGAACGATACGAAAAAAATAAACAAAATCCCGAATTTTTAAAGGAACAGGCACAAAAGAAATTATTATATAGAATGAGTAAGGGGTGTGTACCCAAGTGTAAAACACTTGAAAAGTATAACCTAAGTAAACCAAGCTAAGAACAAAAATAGACTAAAAATGGAAGACCAATATACACGTGCCGTGTCTTTACTTAATGGTCAATTGTACCAACACCAAAAAGAAGGTGTCTCATGGTTACTTTCCATGGAAAACTTATCGAAGGGTCCAAGAGGTGGTTTTTTATGCGACGAAATGGGTCTCGGGAAATCGATACAGATCATTTCGACCATACTTGGAAACTCGCAAAAGAATACACTTATCGTCGTACCAAAGTCTATAGTCACACAATGGAAAAATGAATTTGCAAAATTTGCACCTTCCTTAAACGTGTTTATATACGATGGTCCGGATAGAACGAAAAATCCTAATGATTTACTCGATTCAGATGTGGTTATTACACCTTATTCTCTACTTACAGAAGACACTAAGATATTACACCGAATCAGGTGGGGGCGTATTGTGTTAGACGAAGGTCACGAAATACGTAACCCGAGTTCGTCTAAGTTTAAAGCGGCGTGTCAATTTCACGCCGATATACGTTGGATTTTATCGGGTACACCCGTGTTCAATTCAATGAAAGATTTCGTAACTTTGTGTACATTTATTGGTGTTGATCGAAAACTTGTACAGGCCATGACATCTAAAGTCAAAAACTTATACATACTGAGACGCACGAAAGAGGATAATCCTGTACTTGAAATACCCGAGTGTAAATTCGAAAACGTTGAACTTGAAATGTACCCGGAAGAACGTGAATTATACAAACACGCGTTTATTGAATCACAGGAAACTATCAAAGACATTTTTCGTTCAGCGGTAAACGTGAACATGTACAACATGGAAATTTTCGAGTGTTTGTTACGTGCACGTCAAACCATGATTTACCCACAAATGTATATTAATGGTATTGCAAAAAAACGAGGAGAAATTCCGGAGTTCTGGGAAGGTCGTTCTAAAAAAATGGAAACTTTGTTCAAACTTATTTCGGAGCACCCAGATGAAAAAACACTCGTGTTTTGTCAGTTTAAACAAGAAATGGATTATATACGCGAAAATTTATCATGTCCAGTGTTCCGTATAGACGGTTCGGTTTCTAAAGAAGATAGAGAAACGCAATTGAACTTGTTTAAGGATGCACCCCAAAATAGTGTTTTTCTTATTCAGGTAAAGGCTGGTGGTCAAGGACTCAATATACAGTGTGCAAGCCGTGTCTATTTTACTGCACCGTGTTGGAATCCGGCAACTGAGTTACAGGCTATTGGTCGGTGTCACAGATCGGGACAAAAACGAACTGTACACGTAAAGAAACTGATATACACAGATACACCTGGATACCCTTCGGTCGAACAGGCAATGATTGCTTTACAGGGTCACAAATCAATTTTATCAGCAGAGGTTCTACACGACGATAGACTGAAAAATCAAATACCAACTGGAAACAAAACGAGTGATACTATCTCAATTTCCGCGATACGAAATATTTTCCGCGCTTAATATAAATATACACTATGGAAACATTCGGAACACGCGCACAAGTATTCCACGGAACAGCTATGAAAACAACGGGTGGTCTCACAAAATCTGATCTCGTCCAGGATAAATATGGTAGAATCGTCTCTAAAGCCGCGCGTAAAGCGGCCTTAGCTCGAATGAAAGAAGAAGGATCCAAACATTTGGTCAAAGTGTTCAAACCAAAAAAATCGGGGTTTAAGCTTCAGCCAAAAGAAGGTACGAAAGAATACAAAAAGAAGGTAAAGAAAATGTTGTAATACTATAATAAATAATGACGTTGTCTAAATGGAACGAATCCGTTCGATTAGCCAAGATTAAACATGGTTTGAACCCATCTTCGTATATGGAACTCAAAGGTAAACTTTTAAAAGAAGCTCAGGCTATTTACCAAATCCTTATTTTAAACGATTCTAAACGCCAATAAACTGGAACCCCTTAAGTCTCTGTGGCTCATATACCACGAGCGAGTTAAGTTTCCAAGAAATACCAAACTTTCTATTCAAAAAGTATACGCTATTCATTTCAACAACCGCCGTACCAGACTGACGCGCGTATAAACCATTTTGAATATCATTGTAAAGTGGGTTTTTGTTTTCGTCGTATACGTGTGATTTTACTTTACCGTCGATCGTAGAATCCACCTTAACTCTAAATTTTGGTTCGCGGTCGGGAGATTCTTTTACGTTTGAATTAAACATAGGTTTCAATTCATCGATACTCATTTTTTTACCGAAAATGTCTTCACTTTGTTCAGAGACGGCTTCTATAACTTTGTTTTCGAGTTGTGTTAAGATTTCGTAAAACTTTTTTACGTAGTTGCCTTCCTCGTCGTACCCTTTCATTGCAAAATCAATATTATATTTAATAGGACCAACTTCCGGGGTAAACCCTGAAATACCAAAAGGCATGTACATACGCGGAATTTGAAATTTCATTAGACCGTCTTCGATCGTACACAATGAAATTTTACGACCATCATAGTTGGCAATTTTCAAGTTTTCGAGGGCATTTGTAAATTTTGCCATGAGTTTTTATAAAAGTGTATGTATTTGAAACTTTAAGCTAACATTTTTAAAACGTTTTTACGTTTCTTATCTAAATCGTTAATTTTTTTCGTTGCGGCGTCGTATCTTTTAATTTTTTGTTTTGTCGTGAGCTTATTGAAATTGGTTTTATCAACTTTTACGTTTCTCATTTTAGTAGTGAGTTCTCTGTATTCTTTCATTAATTTATTGGTGCTGTTAAGTCCCAATGCTTTATTAAAATTTCTTACATTGAAATGTTTACTTATCGTATTTAAAAATGTTTCTTTTTGTTTATTTCTTTTGCTGGTGACGTTATTTGACATTTATATACTATAATATTTTAAACTAAGCTGAGCACATAGCACACTCCGCCTCTAAACTGAACTGGATCGGTCGCGCCTTTGCTTTACTTCTGAGGTAATACATACCCGTTTTCAAACCCGTTTTCCACGCGTACATGTGCATGGACGAAAGTTTCGATAATGTCGGACTCTCGACGAATAAGTTCATACTTTGACTTTGGTCTATGTATACACCCTTATCCGCTGCCATATCGATGATTGTTTTTTGACTCATTTCCCATACGGTTTTATACAGTTCCTTAAGATCGTCGGGAATATCAATAATGTTTTGGACCGACCCATTCGCCTTAAC